TCAGCACACCCTCGGCATGCCGCTGGCGGATCAGGTCTCGCAGCCGGTCGCAGTCGTCCAGCGAGCGAGCACGGTTGATCGCCAGCCGGGCCTTCTCGACCGCCGTCGGCTCGCGGGCACCGCCCTCGAACTGCGGACGCACGACGATGGGCTCAGCGGGCGACTCGGAAACGGCGATCTCGTCCGGGTCGTAGATGCCGACCGCACCTTCCCAGCCGATGCTCTTGAGCCCTGCCGTGATGGCTCGGCTGCGGAGCATCGCTTTCGGGTGCTTCGCGTAGTTGTCGTTTGAGGCAAGGCCGGCACGCTTGGCGTCCTCAATCGTGAACGTCTCGGTGTGCTCGTCGCCGTTGGGATGCTTCAGCCAAAGCACGGCTTTTGTTTCGCTCAACTCCTTGAACTGAGCCCGTCCGCCGCACGACTTGAACCGAGCCAGCTGGGAGTCGGCCCGCTCGGTCACAGTGCCCTTGATCACCTGCAACTTGCGGCAGGCGGCCATGGTCCCCATGCCCAACTCCCGGCCCATCAAGACGATGGCCGCAAACGAAACGCCGTCCTTGATGTGGCTCGGCAGGAAGCCGGTTCTCCGCAGGGCATCCCCCATGCTGACGAGTGACTCAAACGAGGGCTCGCTTTGGGGTGTCACGGCCAGCGAACCAGCCGCGTTGTGGGTTGTCAGTGCAGTGCTCATCTCGCGTCCTTTCTGCGTTGTGAAAATCCCGCTCTGCGTCCTGCTCGGCGGGTGGTTCGTGCGTCCTTGCTACTGGGGCTCCGCCCCACTCCTTCCACCGAATGACTCCGTCTTCCGGCGGTCCTGAACGTGCGTGATCCTTTGTGTTGGGGGACAAACGTAAACGCGGGGGGGGTGGGGGGGGCAACCCCCGTGCCATTTCCCCCGGGAATTCTTGGGTTAGAACGGCACGATCTGGTCGGCCGTCACCGCGTAGTGCAGGTTGCCGCGGTCTGGGACATGCCGCCGAACGTGGTACGTGTCGTGTGTCAGCACCTCGACCACCACGCCGGCCAGCGTGCGGCCCTTGTCGGTCCACCGGATGCGGTCGCCGACCGCGTAGGTCGTTACCAACTGGCCGTCGATGAGCCGCGTGGTGCCGCCCGAAACCGTGTGCTCGGGCATTGCGGCGACGGCGGCCAGGTACTCGTTGTGGTGAGGGTCGTTCATGGTGGGGCTCTCCTTCGTGTGGCGGGGCAGTGTACGTCCGAACAGTTAAGTGTCAACTCAGATTTTGGCGCGTGGCGCACGGGGAAAACAGCGTTTGTGGGACTAATAGTTTTGTATCGCGGGTGTTGCGGTACGGCAACTATGGGCTACCAAGAATCTTCCAAGGGACAGCGGACAGCAGTTCGAGCAGGTCGTGCACGGCGCGGGCCGCTGGCGAGTTGGTACCGAGCTCCTGGCCGATGCGGACGAGGACGAGTGCGGGCATGAGGTTTGAAATCCGGTGCATGGTCATGGCCCTCCTTGGCCGTAATGGTGCGGCGGTGCCGCGAGTGTCAGCCGTCCACGCCGCCGTTGATGTTGATCAGCTTGCCGCCGCGGCGCGTCAGCACGTACCAGTCGTCGCCCTCGCACTCGCGCTCCGCGATCGCGTTGGCCTCGTCGTCGTCCTTGGCGGCGATCTCGCGGATCACGTCCCACGAGCCGTCCTCGCGGACGCGGGCGATGAAGTACGGGTCGGTCATCCGCGGCAACGTCTCGTCGTCCATCGCCGCCGCGTCGTCGATGGCCTTGCGAACCGCCTCGAGGGCGATCGGGCATCCGTCGAGTGCACGCTCGCAGATGTCGACCATTGCGTTGTCCGCGGCAGAGCCGGCCTCAGTCTGCAGGGCTTCGATCTGCTTGCGGGTCAGTGTCTCGGCGTTCATCTTCGTCTCCTAGTTGTGCCCCTCGCGGGGCGGGTTGGGGTCGTCAGTCTATCGCCCGCCGGCGACATGCCGGCGGGCGTGGCTACCTCAGACCATGTAGCCCAAAGTTTTCGTCTGGTGATTTGTGATCTTGAGCCTGAACCACTGACGCACAACAAAGCATGTGCCGTGCGGGCTTGGCTCGAATGCGGACTTGGGAAACCAAGAGGTACGCCCCTTGCGGTCATTGAAAAGCTGCACTGCCTTTTCGGTGACCGCCTTCACTTCGACGGTTTCGCAGCTTGGGTCGTTTCGGCTCCAGGCCACGTTTTCGTATCCGACGGCCCAGGTCATCGGCTTCATTTCGACAGCGTTCATCGTTTGGTCTCCCGGTTAACGTTGCGTCAGGTCTCAAACGCCCGACACCCACATAGTAGCAGTATCGCAACTACCGTCAAGAGGACTTGAGAAGATTCCTTTGGACGCCCCGTTTTGCCGGGGATTAGCGGGATTTCCGCTTCTTGGTCGGACGTGCAGTTGCCCGCTTCCGCTTCCCTGCCCGACTGGACAGGGTGCCCTTGAGGGCTTCCGCTGACGCCCGGCTCACGCTCCAGGCCCGACCGTTGACGAGCCAGCCATCAAGGCGGCCGCCGGAAGTCCGGTCCGACGTGGGCTTTCCCTTGTCGTCAACCGGAAGGTGCTCAAGCAGTTCACGCCGGATGAACTGCTCAGAACAGCCGGCGATTGCGGCTGCCTTTGCAACCGAGACCCAGTCATCGTGAACGGCCATGGCGATCATGCCCCAATCGTAGTGGCGAAACCGCAACAGTCAAACTGTCCAATCCGCCCAAACCGCAGAATCCGCAGGCCCGGCACAGTGCCGAAACCTGCAGTCCTACAACCGGCGAAAATCACGGTGCTGGCCAAAATTAGCAGCGGAGGGCATGGGAATGCTTTTGCTGTCCACTAAAGGTTTGTACACTAGTGCCAGCAACCACACCGGGAGGACTGGCGATGACGATCCGAGACCTACTGACCGAGCGGTATGCACCGCTTCACAACCTGTCGCAGAGGAGCGTGATTCTGTTCGGGCATTCCATCGACCGGCTGCAGGATTTCCTCGGCCGCGAGCCGGTAACGACCGACTTCGATGATCTCGTCATCGCCAAGTTCCTGCGGTGGCGGGCGGTCACGCCGCACCGTGGCCGCATCTGTTCGCCGGCGTCGGTCGCCAAGGACAAGGCCCACTTGAGTGCCCTGTGGAACTTCGCCGCCCGCAAGCGGATCGCGGCCGAGTTCCCAGACCTGCCACGTCTGAAGGTGCCTACGCGGCCGCCACGGGGCTACACGGTCGCCGAGGTGTCATCGCTCGTCCGAGCGGCCCGGGCCTGTCAGGGCTCAATTGGCGGCATCCCAGCACCATGGTTCTGGGCAACGCTGGTTCAGTCGCTCTGGTACACGGGCGAGCGGATCGGCAGCCACATGCGGCTCCGCTGGTCCGAGGTGGATCTCGACGCCTGCCGGATCACGTTCCTTGGGGAAACCCGCAAGGGCGGCATCGAGACGATCCAGCGGGCAATCCACCCGGACCTTGCCCGGCAGCTGCGTCTCCACCGCCGGACGGATTCCGATCTCGTCTGGCCGTGGACGGAGCACCGCGTGGCAAACAGCCTGTTCCAGTCGCTGCGAATGCTCTGCCGGCGGGCCGGCGTGAAACCGAGGGGCTTTCACGCCATCCGCAAGGCGTCGGGCTCCTACGTCAAGGCCGGGGGCGGCGACGCCACCGACCACCTGGGGCACGCCAACCCGAAAACGACGAAGGACCACTACCTAGACGTGGCGATCACCGGGCAGCAGTCGGCCCTCGACTACCTGCCGCCGCTGGACCTCGAAGGCCCGCCGCAGGACGGGGATAGACCGGCAGCGTGAGGCATGTCATTCGGTGACACCGAGTGCCATCCGTTTCCATGCGTGAAGACGTTGCATGAACCCGCTAGGCTCCCCGCAATGGAGGACAGCAGATGCACGATGACGATTACGATGACGGCCTGGATGGCGACCAATCAAAGACTTGCGAGCGGTGCAGGTTTTTTCGGGAGATCACAGTCGGAACAGACGGTGAGTGCCGAAAGTATGCGCCGCAGCCGTTAAGGATGAGATTCGGCCCACGCCGAGACGAAAGCGACCACTACGCACCAGAGTGGCCAATCGTCTGTACGGCCGATTGGTGCGGAGACTTTGAGGAGCATCCGCACAAGGCTGGCGATTCTTGGGATTGACCCGAGCAAGCGGGGAGGCGGCAACGTGGAGGAGGACACGTCGTCGCCTGCAACCCGCCGCCCGGTCAAGCAGTCTCTCGCTCCGCTCTCGGATGCACGCCGGCCAAGCCCACGGCCCGCTCCAGCCCGCGCCAGAATCCGACCGCCGAAAGCACCGGATTCATCAAGTCGCTCATGACGCAGAAGTCCGTACTGAACGGCGATTGATGGTGGACCGCATGCCCGTCTGGCGACGACAGCAGGCCGATGAGTTGCAGCCCCCGTATCGGGCGTGAGCATCGCTGGTGTGCCCAGCCGTGAACCTCGTTGGCCTGGCTGGAGAACGCCGCCACAAGGGCGAGCCAGTGCTGCCCCGCCGCCAGGGCGACGAGCGATACGGCGGCCGCGGGCAGGATCGTAGTCCAGTTGCGTTGCCAGTAGCCGCCGGCCAGAAACGCCCGGGGCTCAGAGTGGTGCCGGATGTTGGGCTCCACGACGTGCCGCCCCAGCACCGGCCACGCGGGGTCGCCATAGCGGTCCTCCCACCAATGAACGATGCCCGTGGCAACGTCGGCGGCGAGCCACGCCGAGAGGACGTACAGAGCGATCATGCGTCCTGCCTCCGCGCCCGTTCTACCGCCAACTCCTCAGCCAGCCTTTCGCGGTCCGCGAGCAGCCGCATGACGTGGGCCGCGAGCGTGCCGCTGGTCCCGGTGTACGCACCGCTGAACCGGCGGGCGTCCTGCTCGCACTGCTCAAGGTAGGCGTCAGGCAGGGCATCAGGCACGTCGGCACTCCTGGTGGCAGGCCGCGTACCCAGCGATGTCGATGGCAGCGTCGTCGGTGGCCGCTGGCCCCATCTGGCGGGCGATCTTGTCGAGCACCATGACCAATGCCCAGTCGGCCGCGGTGAAACTCGTGCCGAACGCCGCATTGACGAGCGATGCCGTCCTCTGGAAGTGTTCCGTAGGCGGACCGTACTTGCCGTGCCTGTCGCGGATCGTGGCGATTGCGTCACGCAGCGTCTGCTCAGCCGGCGAGACCGGGCGAAACCCCGGTTCCCACTCGGCGTAGGTGTCGCTCAGGAGCGAATCGCCCCGCTGACGCTGCAGCAGGTGCTCAATATAGGGCACGTCCGACTCTTCGCTTTGCAAGTCCTCGGTACTTGCGACAACCTGCCGAGGTTCCGTCAACGGCGAGTACCCGACCATCTTCGGGTCATCGGCTGGCGTGTTTCCCAGCCGCTCGTGCACTGCCGCCTTCAACGCGGCGTTTGCCTGCTCCAGTGTCGTCGTCATGTTTGCTCCTCAGGTCACGGTCGCAGAAAAGGGGATAGGCCTTGGTCACTTCGTTCCGGCCGTGGTCGATCACAAATGCGGCTTGGCACGGCGGCTCGTAGTTGGCCTTGATTCGGATAGCGTATGCCGAGTGTCCAATCACACTGCCGTTGGTGACGTAGCGTCCTGAGCGGCTCCAACTGAACTGGTGCCAGTGGCCTATGCAGGTGAGACTCGCCCTTGTCGTTGCATCCCACGCAGCCACCGCCTTGTTCAGCGGGACGTGGATACCGCCGATGCCGCCCTGGTAGCGGATCGCATGGCCGTGGCAGAACCGCACCAGAAACCCGTCAAGGTCCACGTAGTTCAGGTGCCCTTCGCCGACCTGCCAGCGGACGTTCTTCCGCCGCTCCTCGGCCTGCATCGTGAGATACAGGTCGTGTTCGTACGACGTGTCGGCCTCGTTGGTCCGCAGCTTCTCCGTGGTGCGGCCGTGGTTTCCGCACGAAGTCGCTACCACGATTTCTTTCACATGCTCGCTGGCTGAGTCGATGAACCCGCGGAGCCGCGAGCCGATCCAGCGTTTCGCCGCCAGCGGGTGCAGGGCGTTCTCCTCGGCTAGTTCCGGGTGGATCATGCCGCTGATCAGGTCGCCGCCCAACCAGATGCACACCCGGTCGATGCGGCACAGTTGCCGCTCGTGCTCAAGCATGGCGAAGAACCGGGACCATAGTTCCGCAAGCCGGGCGTCGCACACGTCGAGGTTGAACTCGTTCAGGCCGTTCACAGTCTCGGGGCGGACTGTCTCTTCGCAGTGGATGTCGGACAGCAGGACAACCATCGTGGCCGGGTGCTTTGCCGTATTCCGTTTTCCAGAATGTCGGACGTGCGGCTGGATGCCCCGCAGTTGCACGAGGGAGTCGGCCCGCTCCCTCTCGCGGTCGATCTGCGACAACGCCGCCTTGTACCGGCCCTTCAGCCCGGCCACCTCTGACCGCAGCCGGGCGAGCTCGGCGTCGGACGCCAGCCGCTGCTCATCGGCGGCACGGTCATCGACGGCATCGGCGAGCGGCTTCGTCATTTTTGCCCCAGCCAGTTGGTGAGGACGGATTCGCCGGCCGTGGCCCAGCCGCGGGACTTGGCCTCGGCGATCAAGGCTCTGGCATACGCCGTCTTTTGATGGCGGCTGTGGTCAAACCGCCGCCGCGCCTCGAGGAACTCGGCCTGTGCCTCTGGCGGTAGTTTGTGAAACCAACTGGTGTAGCCGGGCCGCTGGTTCTGCACCGCCGTTTCAACGGCGTCGGCCAGGCTTCCGCCGGGTGTCTTTTGCTTTGCCACGATTGTCTCCTCCCTGAGTTGCCGATCTCCTCAACACCACATTGCCATCCTCGTCGGGGACCGGGTTCGGCCCCTCGTCGTCGTCGTCGTACTCGGCGTCGTCCATGCTGCTGTGCACGGCCGGCTTCTTGTCCTGCGGCGTCCTACGCTTTGCCATCGCCCCGCCTCCTCGCGTTGCTGATTGCTCGCCTGACGATGACCGTACCAGCGGCGTCGAGGAACGGCAGGCCGCGTTTCGTCGCCTCCTCGCGGAGCCAGCCGACAACCAGAG